CATTTATCGGGTCCCGAAGCCTCTTTCGTGGTTTCAGGAGAAGTATCCCATCAAGGGAATAGCCGTACCCATTGATCGGGCCTATTCCCAGTACATGACCCACTCATCGACCAATGCCGGACAGGGGATGTGGGGCAAAGCATGGCAAGTTCTGTCTCCTCAGATGCGCAGACTGTTCGGCCAATCATCCTCTCAGTTCCGAGACTCTGTGATCCCAATGGCTCTCTACCGAGAGTTCTGGCTCAGGGACAATCAGAGGAACACGTCGGACGCGAGGGTATTTGTCGGGGACATGGCAAAGGACTGGGGCTATTGGGTTGATCCTGGCCAGAAACTCTATCCCAGAGGCCGCCTAATCATCCTGGGAGGCCCTGTTGTCCTCCATGACGGGCCCAATCCCTTCTGGCATGGGCAATTCCCCTTCTCGGCCTTGAGGCTCAACAGGGTACCCTGGCAGTGGCCCGGAGTTTCAGAATTTCGAAATCAGATACCCCTACAGGATGTCATGAACAACATCCTGGCCGGCATCCTGGACGCCGTGAAGAAGGCAGTCAATCCGCCGATGGTCGCCCCCGACAACGCGATCTCCGCGAATGTCAAAAAGAATCTGGACCCAAACATGCCAGGGGCCAAGATCTGGTATTCACCGGCTTCGATCGCTCCTCCGTTTTATGCCCCAAGTCCAATCCTTCCTGGATTTGTCTTCCAGACGATGCTCTATGCCCAGCAGGAATTGGACAGCCAGAGCGGATTTATCGATCCTGGGGCCCTAAGCCGGCGCGGGATTATACCTGCCGCGGACACCCTGGAGCAGATGAAGGAAGGTCAGCAGACCCTTATCAGACTGAAGGTGCGATACATCGAGGACTTTGTCGGGGAGATAGGGCAACAGCAAGTCGCCAACTTCTTCCAGTTCTACAACCTCCCCCGGCGAATCATCATGCTTGGTGACAAGGGAAAGACCTTCGAGGATTATGACTACCAGCCGGGATCGATGGTCCCAGCAGGAGCCGATCCTGAGAGTCACTGGCGCCAGTTCCAGTTCCTGGTTCAACCTGGATCTCTGCTGAAATCAAGCAGGGTCCCTGATCAGATGCTGAAGCTCACTCTGCGCCGCATGGGAGACATGGACCGCAAGAATCTGTTTGAAGCCATGGATCTTGGCAGTCTCGTGGATAGCGTCGAAAGGAACCTGCGAGAAGAGGGACAGGACCTGTTTATAAACCTCGTTCGGCAAAAGATGGGCGGATCCGGGGGCGGGGGAGCGGTCAGTCCCCAGGCGCTTCAAGGAAGTCCTAACGCATCTCCGCAACCACCCCCAGCAGTAGGATAGCCCATGACGGGCATGACAGAGATCGTAATTACCGGGACTGCTGACGCCGGTGGCGGCTCTGGGGTAGACCATGCCCTCCTCACCAACCTGGATTATGTCGGGTCTCTCCACACCGGCTTTGTTCCTTCCACAAGGACGATCGGGACCACGTGGCCCCTGACAGGCGGAGGGGACCTCTCTGCCAACAGGACTATCGCAATTCAGGTTGCCACTGCCGCAACCGATGGGTACCTCAAAAGCGTCGATTGGATGACATTCAACGCCAAGCAGAACCTCCTGTCCTGGGGAGCACTGTCTGAACTTACTTCATCCGTATTGACCATCATCGGAGGGATAGCGGCCGTTCACACCTTGCCTGGAACGACAATAACGGTTAAGCAGGCGACTGCTATTCAAGCGGGATACCTGAGTGCTGCGGATTGGATTAGATTCAATGAACGTGGCCCTTCTGGGACCCCTGGCATGGACGGGGAGGATGGGGTTCCCGGGGAAGATGGAACTCCCGGCGCCCCTGGCATCCCTGGGATTGCCGGCGCCGTTGGCGCTGCCGGATTGAATGGATCTCCAGGCCCGCCCGGGATGGATGGCGATCCGGGCGAAGATGGCACCCCAGGGGTGCCGGGGATATCAGGCGAAGATGGTGCCCCAGGAATTCAGGGGATGCCCGGTCTGGACGGAGATCCCGGGGAAGATGGTGCCCCTGGCATCCCGGGAGGAGCCGGCGCAGCCGGAGCAGATGGGGTCCCCGGTGCTCCTGGGATAGATGGTGATGACGGTCAAGATGGATCACCGGGCCCCCCAGGAGTACAAGGTTCAGCAGGCCCTCCTGGTATCCCAGGGCCCCCTGGGCTTGATGGCGATCCAAACGACGAGATAGAACCGGTAATTGCTGCCACCACGCCTCACGCTCACGACGAATCGAATATTGTAAACCTTGTTGCCGATTTGGCGGGAAAGGCCAACGCCTTGAGTGGAACCTCGGGTACGATCGCCAAATTCACAGCCGCAACAACCATTGGCGATTCCGTCATTGTTGAACTTTCTGGTAAGATTGGTATTGGAACAGCCTCACCAGCGTTTAACTTTCATGTCGTTTCGGCCACTGATCCTTCCGCTGTTACCGTAGAGGCTTACGGTGCTGTAGGCGTGAACTTTATTGGTAGAAGAGCGCAAGGCACCTCATCTGTTCCTACTGCTGTTCAGGCAAACGATAATCTGCTTACGCTGCAAGGACGAGGATATGGGGCCACGGCGTTCTCGACGGGTAGTAGATCCAACATGAAGTTCTTCGCTTCTGAAAACTGGACAGATGCGGCCCAGGGCTCTCATATTACATTTTCCACTACCCCCATAGGAAGCGTTAGCGCGGCAGAACGAGTGAGGATCGATCAAAACGGATACGTCGGCATCGGGGCAACGGTACCGGACGTAAAGCTGTCCGTCTGGAGCGGTGCTGCGGCAACTTCGGTGTGGATTGGCGTCGGTCGCACGGCTGGGGATGGATATTTCGGGGTCGCTGGCAGCGCCGGGTCCGGATTCAGCAACTCCGCGCAAGGTGACACCCAAATCAAGGCGATAACAGCGAAGCTCCTGCTTGGTGCGGGCGGTGCCGTAAATGCATCAATGGTGTTCGACCAGTCAGGCCAAGTTGGCATCGGCACGGCTACGCCGGGACATAGTCTTGATGTCCGCGGCGCTGTCGGATTTTACAATTCAGGCATCGATGGGCTTCTGGGAGATGCCGTATTTTTGGGCGCCGGTGGCTACCCAACTTCTTATCGCAATAAAATTCAATCGTCGATTTCTGGCGTTCCCGCCAGCAGCAAACTTATCTTTTCGCTGTCTACTGGGTCGGCAACATTCGCGGACGTTCTGACTCTTTTAGGCGATGGGAGTGTCGGCATCGGGACGACAGCGCCCACATATCCGCTCCACGTCGTTGGAAACGCCTATGTTAGCGGGGTAATATCGAGTCCCTCTGTTCGTGAAAAACTCACAGCCGCACGGACTTACTATGTTCGAGGCGATGGCAATGATGCCAATACGGGTCTAGCCAATACCGCGGGTGGCGCCTTCCTTACCATTCAGAAGGGAGTTACAACAACATTGGCACTGGACACCAATGGATACGCTGTTACAATCCAGGTTTTGGACGGGACTTATAACGAGGCGGTTACTTGTCCGGGTCCCAAGACTGGTGGTGGGAACATCACAATTCAGGGGAATGTTGCCGATACAGACGGAGTTATCATAGATGGTGGAACCGGAGGAGCGGCAGTCCAAAACACAATGGGGACAGGGCCTACTTTGAACCTGAAGTATTTGAAGCTTCAGGCGACCGGAGGATCTGGCAGCCGGTATGGCGTCAATACAACTCTCTGGTCGTACACAAACTTGGATCAAGTACACTTCGGAGTATGCACGAATGCGCATATATCGTGTCAGGTGTTCTCTCGGACTGTCATCCAAGGGAATAATTATACGATCTCCGGCGGTGCGAACAATCACATTTATATCCTTAACTTTGGCGTGGTTGAATACAACGGCGGCACCGTAACAATCAGCGGGACACCGGCCTTCGCATCAGCGTTTATCAATGTATCCGGTGGAGGGTACGTTCCGTTCTGGTCAACGCCAACCTGGAGTGGCAGTGCAACAGGGAAGAGATACGAACTCAGTCAGAACGCAATTGTGAACACGGTCGGGCAGTTAACGACGTGGCTCCCAGGGAACGCAGTGGGAACGACGGCTTCGCAGGCTCAATATCTATAAGGTGTTGGGAGACATTACGAAACAACAAATCAGGAGGTCAAAATCATGGCACGAACACCAAAAAGACTGGCAGGACCGGCGGTAGTAGCAACTGGACCGGCTACGATCTACACCGTTCCAGCTTCAACAAAGACAATCATTCGGCACATTCACGTTCAGAACCCATCGGGTTCTCCCGTGACTCTCACGCTGTCTATCGGCGCCGATGCTGCGGGAACCCGCATCCTTAGCGCCTTCAGCATACCGGCTGCGGCTGCGGGAGTAATCGGATCCGTGGTGGATTACTTCTGCTACTACGTGCTTGAAGCGGCGGAGATTCTGCAGGCCGCGGCCGGGACGAACAATATCGTGACCATTACGGTCAATGGCGACGAGATTACCCTGGGGTGATAGGTGAAGACACACAGACACTTATACTTAGGGATTCCGGTATTCTTCCTTCAGAGGGGACATGCCTCGCTCGGCGATCTGGTGTTCGAATTCACCAACATAGAGCAAAGAAAGAGTTGGATCCAACGTTGGATAGACTGGGTGGGATCAGTGGCGAGGAGGATATATGCACGTGTCCTTGGGTAAAGTGACGGTGGTGACTCCCGGGGTTCCGGTGCGCGCGACGAGCAACGAGACGGATCCCTTGGTAGCCTTCAGGGTTCATGCCTACGTCATTCAGCGGCGGGAGGCTTCGACCGGCACGTTATACGTATCGCTCTCGGCGACCGACGACAGGGCCGCACTCACCAAGATCTTAGCGGAGCTCACAAAGGGACAGCCGGCCTACGGAGCGGCCATCTCGATAGCCGGCAACGCGCTCAACTTGGCCGAGATATTCATCGACGCAGACCAGGCCGGATCCGCGGTAAATATCAGTGCTCTGGTACTCTAGGGAGGATTCATGACGGGGATTATTCTCAATACGCAGTGCGAGAAGGTTGTGAACAAGGGTGGCGGATATCCGACGAAGACGGTCCAGGAGGATATCGAGACCAAGTTCGGTCGATCAATTCGCGCGCACAAGCATTTCCAGAGCCGACAGAGACTGCCCGGGAGTGACTACATCGTTTTCAATTGCCCTGGATGCGGGAAGCGCAACAAGCGATCGGCTTACGAGGTCAAGGGATCGGTCGGGAACATGGTCTCGTTCAAATGCAATGGATGCTATCGGGAAATCGAAATCGCTCGTCCGACGGCGCCGGTCCCGAGTGTCATCCTCGCCCCGCAGGCGCCGCCGCCGCCAACCGGTCTGTTGGACGCTCGAGGGAGGCCAATTCATTCTCGCCGATAGTGGGGGGGCGGTGGACGGATTATTCATCGGAGTAGCCGGAGAAAAGGGAGACAAAGGGGACCCTGGGGAAAGGGGAACAAAATGGTGGTACGGCAACGGACTCCCAGCACCCCCACCTGATGCAATCGAAGGCGATTTCTACATGGACGTGGAAACGGGGAAAGTCTACGAATTAAAATGAATCTGAAAGGGAGATGTCATGGCATGGAATGAGGTAATGAACATTAAGGGACCACAGGGAGCCCCTGGGGACGACGGTCCTCCTGGAGAAGATGGCGTCCGTGGCACACTATGGTTTGACGGTCACGGCGCTCCGGGCACCATCCCAGGATCCATGGCTGGGGATCACTATCTGGACCTTGACACGGGCGATGTGTATACAATGAGCTGACCATGGCCTGGATATGGCGAGGGACCCTGGAGGGATCGATGGAAGCCGCTTTCCCATTGGGGACGATCTATTTCAATGCTGGCGGAAACCCAGCGGTCACCCTGCGTATCGGGTCATGGATCCTCCTGGGGAGTGGCAAGTTGAAGGTTGGCAACAAGAACTTAGATGTTTTCTGCTGGCAAAGAACCGGGTGATTTAACGTGTTTACGAATTAACTTGGAGATAGAAAGGAAATGCCATGACTGATGGATTATTCACCTTCGGAACTCTGGAGACGGTTGAGATTCCCGCATTGGGTCCGGAATATGCGGTGGACACAAAGGCGTTGGCTCCCGTGGGTGTGCTGTATCGGCACAAAGGGAATGTCTACCGCTATGTGCTCTACAAAGATCCGGCGTACCCCGCTAACCCTTCAGACTACTGTCTGTTGGGTGAACCCGTATATTGGTTCCGGCTGGATCCGCCCAACGGGATCTTCGAGGTATGCAGCGATCCGACAGTGGGCCTCGCTGATATCAATGGGCTGGCCGGTATCGGGTGCAGCCCTTCGAGTGATGTTGTTGACGGGATCCACTACTGGATCAAGGTTGGTGGAGTCGCAGAAGTCAACTTCGCTGGCCCCGCCGATCCAGATCCTGGCGACAAGATGATTGGTTGTCTAACGCCATGGTATGCAGACCATATCAACATCGGCGGTCCGGATACCGACAATATCTTCGGTGTCGTGCTCGCTGCCACTTACGCAGGCACCAACAAAGTGCTGTTGCAGAACTTAATGTGGTAGGGGAGTGACCACAAGGTAGTGAGTCGTCAATGATTTGATTGGTGACAAGAAGGAGAATTATGCCCGAAAACGAACTCAGACCGAAGGGGAAAACGTCCAAAGAGTGGATCGATTACGCAGACGAGAAACTCGATCAATTCAAGAAATATCATAGCAAGCGCACTCTCTTCAGCGAATCAGGGCCCTACAAACTCCCGCAGCCTCTTGGGGATGACTATTCGCGTCTCATGTCTCAGGAGGAGATGTACGCTCGCGCAAAAGGCATGAAATATCTGCGAGAAGAGCAGAAGTCGGCAACCACCAGGGGTTACAAAAAGGGGGGGAAGGTTCGGAAGACTGGGCCGGCCATCCTACACAAAGGCGAGGCGGTTGTCCGGGTGAAGCCCCGAAAATCGGCCAGAAGCACCTCCCGTTAAGGGGGGGGGGGATTGACAAGGCATGGTTTAATGGTAATTGACGACGGCAACGCCCGATGTGGCGGCCTGGGAGGGAGAGCATTCACTCACCCGCTTTCCTTCCCGGGTCGCCCTGGAGAATTGTGATGGCAAAGAAAAAGAAGATGTCGGGACCGAAATTCAATCTCTCCGCCCCATCGGTTGTCTCAACAGAGAGTCAGGCGAAGCGTGAGGAACAGTACAAGATCGAGGATGACGCGAGGACGGTCAGGAATTACGGGAAACTGATGTCTGACCGACAGGCTCACTCCAAGGCGATCAAATCGATCCGATCAGAGAATGCCATGATTGCCCAGTTGGAGTCTCGTGGGAAATCCGGCAAGAGCATGCAGCCGCGGATCGTCGCCCGCCAAGGCAGGAAGAGGTCCCAGAGGAATATCGGCCGTGCCTAAACTACCGCGGAGTGCCAGCAAGAAGGCCAAACGCGAACGGATGCAAGAAGAGATGCACTCCTTCAAGGCCGGCGAGATGCACTCAGGAACAGGCAGAAAGGGCGAGAAGCGGAAGGGGTCGGTCAGCGACAGGAAGCAGGCTATCGCAATCGCCCTGGAGGAATCAGGCCAATCGCGCCAGCCGGCGCGGAAAGGCCGCCGAGGATCATCGCGCGGAGGACGAAGATGAAGGAGAAACAGGAAAAGGGAGAAAAGGCAGAGTCACCTTCCAAGGAAGCAAGGGAAGAGTTCCTGGAGAAAAAGAAGGCCCGGAAGTCAGGCCGGAAGGGTGGACGCGGCGGTTGCCGGAAGTAGGACCCATGGCCAACATCTGCATGACCAAGAAGAGCGCAGTTTCGGAGCACGAGAAATTGGTCAAGGTGCTCAGGACGGGAAACAAGAAAGCTCTCAAGTCAGAGGCCAAGGATCAGTCCAAAGAGTTGAAGGGCTACCGGAAGAAGAGGGATAAGCCAAGGCAGTCTTCGCGGAGGTAACGATGGCGCAGGGAAGGGGCAGCGTCCAGGGTCCGGCGAAACCCGAGAAGCTCAAGGAAGCCAAACTCGTATACGAGCGTCCTGTTCAGAAGAAGATGATCTTGGAAAAGGCGCCTGCACCACCGGCGCCCCGGGTGACGCCCAGGAAATCGGCGCGCGGTGGAAGTCGTTAAGATTTGGGAGTTGCAATAGCAACCATTTCAAAGGAGCAAGTCAATGGCAGAGAAAAAGGGAACCACAACCATCGTCGAGGGGCAGAAGTTCGAGGGCCACGGGGATAACACCCAGCCGGCCGGCGTTCAGAGCCCTGCGACTTTTGCGCCTCTGGCCCAGGAGGCGACGAGCGTGAACCAGAAGTCCCCAGACCTGGGGAAGAAAGGTAAGATAGGCTGATGCCAATGCCCGGAATGGACAGGCCGCCCCTGCCCAGCCCGGACATCCAGTCGCAGATGGGCGTTTCTCAAGGGCCACAGCAAGCCGGGGGTCTCTCAGCAATAGCTCAGAGGAACACGGCACCGGGGCCTGGAGCTCCTCCCAATCCGCACGGATTCCTGCTGGCTCGGGTCGATGCCTTGAAGCAAGTCCTCGAGGAAATAGCGGCCGCGGAACCGATCTTTGCGCCGTTTGCCCAGAGGGCGATTTCGATTTTGGATACAGGGGTGTCTGCCGTCAGCACTTCCCCAAGTCCTGGACCGCAAGGGCCTCCAGAGGGAGCAGCACTTGCAGCGGGGGGTTCGCCTCCTCCAGGTGGCATGGGAATGCCTCCCTTGGGGTAGCCGTCAATCCAACCGTTGGATGCTGATGGACATCGGGAATTGTCAAACAGGGGGTGAGTAGAATGAAGATCTAATGGTACTCTCACAAGCGGACCTCGATTTGATTGAGTCCTTCCAGGACACGACCAAACGAGAAGCAATGAGAAAGCGCATGACGGACCTTGACAAAGAGGCCACCGAGAATGGTCTGCGCCAAACAGAATTCTCAAAGAAGATGAACGAGTTGGGGCAGAAGCAGAAGGACATCGACTCCCGCCACCAGAAGAACCTCGAGTGGTACAACAAGGCCAAAACCCAATGGGACGACATCAACAAGGATAATCGTGAGGCAAAAGAGCGCCTTGCCGCCTTGGAATCAGCCCAGGGGGCCGCGGGATCCAACTTCGGAACCTCAGATGACCCGGATGAGCTTCAGAAGCAGATTCGGGCCGCGCGAGCGGACGTAGATGCCACAAAAAAGTCCCTGGCCGAGGTAACCACAACGGTCAACGAGTTTCAGACGATGATCAAGGAAGGCAAACTCATCACGATCGAGGAAGTCAACAAGCGTGGTGATGCGCTCGGTGCCGCCGTCCTGGATATCGTCGATTTTCAAGCCCAAGCCAAGGCGGACTTTGGTCTTAGCATACCCCGGGCTCAACTTCTCGAGGAAACCAACAAGCACGGCGGAGACATTGCTGCAGCTTATGAAGTGCTGACCAAGGAGGCCAGCACCAAGAAGATGCGCGAAACCATTGTGGCCGAGGAGCGCGCTCGCCTGATCACAGAACAGAAGGCGAGCAACGTTCCCTATGCAAGTGGCGGGGAGCCCGTTATGGGACCGCTGCAAGCTCGGCTCCAAGGGAAAAAGGAAGGCTCGATTCCTGACGAAATCCCGGCGGACGGCTCCGGCCGCCTCGCCGCGTTGATCGGCAATGAATTACGGGCCGAGGGCAAGACATAGAATAAGGGGAGGCGAGTGGCGGCGGCTCATATGCTCGCCTCTCCTCAGCACCAGCCGGAAGCGTTACCGGAGCCAGCACGGGAAGCCAAGCGGCCGAACCCAAGTTGGAAGGTGAGACAAGCAGAGGCGAAGTGCCAATTGGATGGTAACCGGAGCGGTTGCCGAAAGAGCCAATAGCATTTGCGGAAACTGTTACGCTAACTCACTTTTCAGAGGAGGAACCCATGGCTCTGACCTGGGATGACATTACCGGAAAAGTCAATCAGCACATCGTTCCCAGACTGGTGGACAACGTGTACAAATCCAGTCCGGTTTTCACGAGATTGCGGACACGGCATGCCGAGCGGTTCGAAGGTGGAACTGCAATCCGGCATCCAATCGCGTTCGCGGAGCTCAACGGTGGCGCCTTCCAAAGGGGCGGCACCTTCAACATCAGCTATGTCCAGACGGACACGGCCTTGACGGTGGTACCAAAGTACTACTACGTCAATATCACGCTTTTCGGCACGGACAACGTGTTGGCGCGTGGGCCGGACGCTGCAATGAACTACGTCGAGAGCAAGATGGTCAATGCCTCGGGCAAGATGGCCAAATTGCTGGGCACGGACGTGTTTCTGGATGGGACGGGAGTCCTATCATCTCCGATTCAGCTCGATGGAATGGTCCAGGCCCTGGACAACGGGTCGCTATATGCCGCCTACGGGGGCATCACGCGCACGGACCTCGGGACGGCCCCGGGAGACAACAACGCTGGTATCAACGGTTACGTCCTCAACCTGCCGACGTTCACGATGAAGGGGATGGAGACGGCATACGGATCGGCGTGGTTCGGCAACGAAAACGTGGATCTGATCGTCACGACGCAGGCCATCTGGAACATCATCTGGACGAAGATCCTGCCGAATCAGCGGTTCATGGAGGAATCCAATGACATCGCGAAAATCGGTTTCCAGTCGATGCGATGGATGGGTGCTTCGATCTGCGTGGACCAGTACTGCCCCGCGAACTACATCTTCGGGCTGAATACCAAGTACATCCAGTTCTGGATTTCGACTCTTCCAAAATACCAGTTTGGGTTCACTGGTTTCAAGGAAGCGCAGAATTCAGACGACGTGGCCGGTCAGTACCTGTTTGGCGGGAACTTGCTCTTCCCGGCGCCCCGACTCAACTACATGCTCACGGGCGTTGTGGCTTAACCGACTGAATCTCTCGAAAGGAGAATCCGATGACTGTTACAGCAAAGGATGGGCTTTACACCTTCGGAACCCTGGAGACGGTTGAGATTCCCTCGGCTGGGCCAGGAAGCGCGAATGATTCCATAAAGAAGGCGCCCTTGGGCGTGTTGTATCGCCACAAGGGGAACATGTACCGGTACGCTCTGTTTCACAGGGGCTCGATTGCCGCGGCTGCTAACAAGGTGGCCTACTGGCATGAGTTGGACCCCGTGAACAGCCTTTTCGAGGTCACGGCAGATGTCAGCGAGGCTATCGACACGGCCGGCGCGAACATGTGCGCCGGGATCCTCGGCTGCGTAGTTACCGATGGCTACTACACCTGGGTTCAGGTGGGAGGAGTCGCGGATGCAGTGTGCGTGGCCGCCGTGACTGTTGGCGACAAGTTGATCTACGGGGGTGATGGGGCTTTCGCGCGCATCGCTCACGGAGCCAACAACACCGATGTCGTCTTCGCTATCGCTCTCGAAACCGTCGATCCGACCTCGTATGTGGGATCGGTCCTTCTCCAGAACATGGATTGGTAAGGAGGAACAATGGCAACTCCGACAACTTCGGAAAACCTATCCCTGGGCAACAGGGATGGAGTCCTTGCTTCATTCTCCTCCCTGGCCAATGGCAACACCTGGGAGACGGGTCTCGGAACCGTGGAGGCCGTGTTCATCACGAACGGGGCTTCCGGCGTGACCGTCGGCGCGACATATAGCGGAGGGACGGCGACCTTTGCGTTGAGTGCAGGACTGGCCAACGCAAAGGTCCTGGCCATCGGGTTCCGGTAGGCGCTGGGGACAACGGCTTGAGGGGGCTCGTGAGGGCCCCCTGTCGGCCGGAGTAGGGGGAGCATGACTTCAGTTGGTCCGACGCAGCCAATGGCTGGCGGCGGGTTGATATTTTTCTGTTAATCCGGTTCGGCCTTGTATCGGATCGTGCCCTTCCCCTTTGAACTGTTACAGTTCTGGCAGAGCGGTTGTATGTTGTCAATGCCGTTGCCGCCGCCAAGAGATAACGGGACTACATGGTCCACGGTTAGGATTATTTCTGGCTCTGGACGCGAACAGGATGGGCACCTGTGATGATAGGCATCTTTCAATTTGCACCATTGAGCCACGGTGAATTCCCCGGTTGCCCCTGCAATTCTGGACCTCCGTTTCTGATTCGCCGCCCGAGATTCTTCGGGATGATCCTTCTTGTATTGCTTGCTCAATTCTTTGGTCCTATGAGGATTCTTATCTCTCCATCCTTTGGTTCTCTTGAGAATGTCTTCCTTATGGGAGGCATAATATTCGCGGCTTGTTTTGTTGTCTCTGTCCTTGTTGGCCGCGTGTCTCCTCCTGGCCTGTTCTCTGAGCTTTTCGGCATTCCTTTGATAATAAGCCAACGATATTTTATGGCGGCTGGCCCTGGATTTTTCTGGGTTAGCCCAGTATCTCTTTTTCTTATAGGCGTTGAGGCTTTCCTTGTTGGCCTTAACCCATTCATAGCAACAGTTGCGACACCAGGAAGTTCGTCTCCCTTCTCCCTTGTGATAGAAGTGTTCAACAGGAAACGACTTCAGACATTTAGAACACGACTTCTCCATCGATTGGATTATAAGTTAGTATATGAGCAAGGTCAAGGGGGATATTCATGACCCAAATAGGCCCGTTGCAACCAATGGCGGGAGGAGGCGCTCTACAGGAAAACTTCGGCGCCATGATTAACCATATTTTATCTTATAATCCCGACTGTCCGGTTCAGCTGGCCAAGCGCCGAATAAATGCACGTCTGCGCGAACTGCAGGATCGTCGCATGTGGGCCGGACTTCTGACCCGCGGCGAACTTTCCATTCCAGGTGCCTACACAACCGGAACGGTTGCAGTCGTCCGTGGATCCGATATCGTTACTGGTACAGCTACGCTCTGGCCACACAATGATCTCGTCAGTACAACGTTGGCCGCCGCGGTCACAATTCCAAACGAACTGCAGGACATCAGCCCGAGCTCAATGAATGGGATCGGCGCCGGGGATTGGCTGACGTTTAATTCTGGTGGGATCAACCAGGAATTCGTTCTGGTAATCTCCGTCGATGCGTCCAGCTTCAAGGCCCGACCGAGCATCACTCATCTTAACGGGGAAAGTGTCACCAAATCCTCTCTGGCGCGCCGGCAGTTCCGTCTGGGGACCACACGACCGTTCTACAACATTCGCGGCGTGACGGCGGCCCAGGAGCTCAAGCTTGACCTTCCCTATGGTCATCCGTCAATCGCGAACTCGAGTTACAACATCGTTCAGGCCTACGTATCCTTCGAGCAGAACTTCCGAATGCTTCTGTCCCTGGTGAACACCGCTCAGGGATGGAGATTGCGGACGAGCATGCCGCAGGAGGTCTTGAACATCTACGATTCCTGGCGCCAGACCACGGGATGGGTCTACATGATCGTCGATTACATCCCGGATGAGATCGGTAGGATGCAGTACGAGCTCTACCCTACTCCGAGCATGGAACAGGGATTCCCGTACTTGGCCTACCGGACGGTGCCAAATCTGGTTGATGATGATGATACCCCACCGCCATGCATCCCGTCGCATATCCTCGTGCACGGAGCCTTGTCGGATGTGATGGTCTGGAAACGGGCGAGCCAATATTATGATCCGGTGGTGGCTGATAAGTTTGGCGCGCTTTATGAATCTGACTACCTTGCGTGCTCTATGGCAGATGACAGCATCTACATGCAGAATCTGCAGTGGGCGTATTCCAGGTATCCGTTTACTCAGCACGGCGCCAATTATTGGCAAGCGCACGATATCGACTCAATCTATGGCGCTGTTTAGACTTATTGTTTTTATGAAACCGTGTTTCGTCTGTGTAAACCAGCCGGTTTTAAGCCGGTAATGTTCTAGGGCGTGGCACATAGGGCAAAGCAGCAAGATGTTTTTGGGGTCACCATTGAACGTATCGTGATCAACATGATGAATTACAAGAAGATCCAGAATCTCTCCATATCCGCAATGATCACATTTCTGTCTGGACTCAAAGGCCTTTCTCCTTTGAGGTTTCCTAGTCCTCGGGTTTCCATTGGGGTTGATAATCTTGGACTTACGCGTAGCCTCAAAGCCACACTTTTTAGAGCATGTCGCTTTGCGCCCCGCCAGCGCCTCCTTTTCAGTTCTTGTGTAGATCGTTCCACAGACCGGACATTCGCGCTTCTCCCTCGGACTCTTGAGTATCCCAACCAAACTCACGCTGGAGGCGCAGGAATGGTTGCAATGCTTCCAAACCCTGGCTACGTGTGGAGGAAGGTCAAAGATCTTTTTGCAGCCAGGGCAAGTCTTGCTGACATATTCAACTCGCCTGGCATCTGGTTCTCTGAAGTCCTTCAATCGCGTCGATGTCGTCATGCAGCAGATTGTATAACAGGATATCCCTAATGTCTATACCAAGAATCCTGGCGACGGTCCCGGTCTACCATGCGGTAGAGCCGTCTCCCTACATCACTCACCTGATAATGTCCTGGGAGGCAGGCAAGGCGGAGGCTCGGGGTAAATATGCCCTTCGGTGGTGCGTCCCTGGTCCCAAGATCAAGACGGTGATTGCCAGAAACCATGTTTCCCAGTTGGCCATGACCGGTGGGGCCGACTTTCTGCTTCTAATCGACGACGATATGGTTGTGCCGTTCGACATGGTTGAGAAGCTGATGGCCCATGACGTGGACATCATTTCTCCGATCTTCTTCCGCTCAAACGCTCCGATCGAGCCGCTGGTCTTCGACATCGACAGAAACGGGAACACGATGCCGATCATGGACTATCCGAAGAACT